GAAAAAATATATTCAGAGCATCCGCTAGTTTTGTGGGCATTAGACGATACACTTGACTATAAAAGTTTAATTTCTGAGTCAAATCGTGAAATCCATAATTCTTGGACAGTAACAAATGCAACCGCAACTTTAGAATCTTCTTCACTAAAAGAACCATTTCCAAATAGTATTTTATCATTAATTGAAGTTGATGTTCCAATATCAGAAACACTTGAAGCATCAATAATTAGTCCAAATATTTTAAATTTTAATACGCTTGAAAATCTTGGAACTTTTACGGTAGGATCATATTTTTATTCAAATAGCGTTTTTTTGCAAAATGTTTCTATAGGATATGAATATACTGACCCAGATACGTCTACAATAGTACAAAACTTAAAAACATTTACAAGCACACTTTATCAAAAATGGGGATTTATTTCTGAAACTTTTGAAATACCAAATGTATCAGCACAATTAAGAATTATTTTTAAAATAAAAGTATTTGAAGGATCTGCAGGGCCACAGGATAATCAATTTTATTTTAATGGAATTACTTTGGGACAATGGAATGAAGAGTTTAATACATACTCTTTAAATGGAATAATAGAAACTACGGTTCCATCAACAATAAGTATTTATGGCGGTTTAGATGCCGTAGAGGCACAGGCATATGGAATTGCAGAAGATTCTGGATATTATATTACAGAGGGTGGACTAAAATGTAAAAATACAGGAATTCCATTAGTTTATGGGGCAAGCGGGGCAACAAGACTAGAGCCAAGCACAGATGCATCTTTAATAATTCCAGGCAAAGGATTTTTAAATAAAAAAGGACAGTATAACGAATATACAGTTGAATTTTGGGCAAGAATAGCGGTAAATACTTCAGTGCCATTTAAGATTTTTGGACCAATTGGATCTAGTGATGGACTATATGTTGAAGATGGATTTTTAACATTAGTTATTGGTAATCAATTTGCTTCTCATTTCGTTGGCGAATGGTTTCGGCCAATGCTTATTCATATTCGTTTAATCAGAAACTCAGCATCACTATTGGTAAATGGGGAAGAAGTATTATCTTTGTCATTAGATACAGATAATCTTTCTTTACCAGACGAACTTGACAACAATGGAGATAATCAAGACTGGCTAGGATTTTATGCAGATACTAATGTATACCCTTTTGAGATTGACTGTGTTGCAATTTATTCATATCAAATTCCAGTCACAGTAGCAAAACGTAGATGGGTGTATGGACAGGGTGTTATCTCTCCAGAAGGCATTAACGCAGCATATGGAGGAACAACCGCATTCGTAGATTACCCATTTGCTAACTATACAGCAAACTACAACTATCCAGACTTTGCAGGATGGAATCAGGGAAGTTTTGATAACTTAACAACAACTACAACAAGTTTAAGAACGCCAGAATATTCATTACCTGAAATATTTTTAGATGGAAAAACATTAGAAGAGTTATATGAAGACAATCAGAACATACAGGATAATGAATCTGGACCATTTATTGAAAACAAGTTTTTGTCTTTTAGGCCAAACAACACTTGGAATTCCAAAAATACCTATATTAATTTTAATAAATTTAATGTTTTAGCAAATCAGGTTGATAGTTTTTATGGTGTTCTTAGTTCCCACGATCTTGTTTCGGAACAAACACTGTTTAAAATATATAATCCTATAACTGGAAATTATTTTTCTATTGTCAAAGATGCTGATGAAATTAAATATTATTTAACCTATAGTGGAAATACTGACTTATTGTTTACATCAGATCCAATTACAGCAAACACTATTTTTGCAGTGGGCTTTAATTTAAGAGATTTATCTGATAATTTTGGCGGAAGCGTAGGATCTTTTTTTGGAAATCAAAATTCTTTAAAAATGTATGTCGGTGGTGAAAATTCTGGACAGCATTCATTTACTGGAAGAATATATTCTGTTGGTATTTGTAGCACAAACAATTCTTCAAAAATATCAAATAATTTTGATGAAAATGGGATTATTATTCTAGATCACGGATCAACATTGATTTCTCATACAGCAAGTTATACACTCCTACCTTCCGAAGCATATGAAAAATACTTTTTAGATATAGGTGTCGCTGGATATTGGCAAGATTATTTACCACTTTCCTATTTTGGACAATTTGTAAAAAATAAAGATGGCGAAGAATATTATGATTTAGATTTTTTACAGTTTAACTTAGGATATCCAACAACAACAACATTAATAGAAGAGTCTGGCAGCACTGGATACTACTATGATACAACTGGAGCACAAATAAAAAGTTATATTACTTTTCAATATGTTTCTAATGGGGCAAATATTACAACGTCTTTTGCAAATGAACAAACTTTAAATCAGTATAAAATTCTTGATATAAATAGTTATGAAAATTGGGAAACTACAAGATTTGAAGTTTTAAACAATACATTAATTTATCCTATTAAAACAGAAGATTTTAATAGTCTTGCTATTGTTTATAGCCTTGAGTTCAATAGTCGTGGTATTTTAACTAAACCAATATTATTGAATAAGTTACAATTAGCGTCACAGGCATTTAATAATAATTCATCTAATCCAGTTGGAACAAGATTTGGCGTAGATTTATTTCCATACAAGAAAAATGGTATATATTTTGATTATAAATCAAAAAATCCATTTAGTATCTATAAAGAAAGCACTCCATATCTGTATTTAACTAAAACTTCTGGATTGGAAGTACGTGGAGAATTTAACATTTTAGAAAGTCGTGGATTATCTCTTCCTATTAATAAAGAATTAGCAACTTCATACAAGGTGAGTGCTATGCAATTATGGTTAAGATATGATCAAGATACTTTTCCAGAAACTGCTACAGAAATATTTGAAATTAATCATAAAGACGGTATACTAAAATTTTATATACAGGCTAACAGCACTGATCTAAATAGGGGAAAGGTTTTTGTTTTAAATGAAAATGGGGTTCCAGTTAATGGAATTGCCTTTTATTTAAATGGAAATCTTGTAAGAGAGCCAGTTTTATCACTTAAAGAGTGGTCTGCTATTGGCATATCTTTTATAACATCGCTTGTTTACAACTCATACCTAGGTAGTATAAATATCACTGGACCAGCCCTATTTAACAATATTGCTTATTATCAGGCAAATAGTTTACAAGAGGTTGAAAGTAGAACATTTAGACCTTGGTATAAAGTATTAACGGATGGAATTACTACTTTTGACTGGCAATACTGGCTAAATAACTTTACTTGGGACGGCATGTTAGTCATAGGTTCTTCAGAATTTTATGGAATTAATCCATTAGATATTTATAAAACATATATAGGAACTAATAAGATTATTATTGATGACGGAGAGGGATTTGTGTATCAGCCTGAAATATTAAAGGTCTATTCAGGTATAGAATGGTCAAGCACTGTCGCTACACCAGTATAGTCTGATATACTTATGGTTATGGAATCACTAATTAACCCAAAAACTGGTCAACCCTATGTAAAAAATGTTCGTCGTAAGGTAATAGATAAGCATTATGACTGGGGTCTTTATGTTTATAAAAAATCTAATGGTAAATGGTTTACTGATGATACTGGTTCAATTTTAAATATTCCCTCAGATCGTGGCGACTTATCTAAGATTGCAGAACTAAGAAAGGCTGCTATGCATTATGGCGATGATGGAGAAGGCAAGGCAGTTTTTGTTCCTGGACTTACAAGAATTAGTGAAGAAGAATACTCTGAACAAAAAGAAAGAATGAGAGAGGGATTGATCCCTTCAATGAATGACTTGGGCGCCTGGCATGCAGCACAACAAACATTAGATAAATATGGAAAGGATGCTGTAAATGAGTGACGAACAAGAATACATTCGTGTAGGTCTTAATACACAAAATAAGGAAGAAAATCCTTTTAAGCATCAAGATCCATTTAATAAAAGTTGGGATGATTTAAAAGACTATGCTGGATTAGATCAAAACTTTCGTCGCAGAACAACTCGTAATCTTTCAAAATATATTAGTCCAGAAACAAACCAAGGATATTTAAATGCAGCAAATGTTACGCCTTCAGGAGTAGACGCAAGTTCAAAACAAATTAATCCTGGCACGGTATACAGAAATGGTTACGGACTATTTGACGTAATTACTCCTCCATACAATATGTATGAGTTAGCCAACTTTTATGACACATCATTTGCTAACCATGCTGCTATTGATGCTAAGGTAGAAAACGTTGTTGGTCTTGGTTACCGCTTTGATATTTCAGATAGAACTATGCTAAGGTTTGAAATGAATGAAGATCAAGCAGCAGTAGATCGTGCTCGTAATCGGATTGAAAGAGCAAAGATACAACTACGTGATTGGCTAGAAAGTTTAAATGATGATGATAGTTTTACAAAAACTATGGAAAAGGTTTACACAGATCTTCAAGCAACTGGCAATGGATTTATTGAAGTAGGTAGAACTGTGGCTGGAGATATTGGATATGTTGGACATATTCCAGCAACCACTGTCCGTGTGCGTCGCTTACGTGATGGATTTATTCAAATTATTGGTCAAAAGGTAGTTTACTTTAGAAACTTTGGAGCAAAAAATCCAAACCCTATGGGCACAGACCCAAGACCAAATGAAATTATTCATCTTAAGGAATATTCTCCTTTAAATACATTTTATGGTATTCCAGATATTGTTGCAGCAATGCCATCTTTAATTGGAGATCAATTAGCATCCCAATACAATATTGATTATTTTGAAAACAAAGCAGTTCCAAGGTATGTGGTAACCCTAAAGGGTGCAAAACTATCTGGTGATGCTGAAGATAAAATGTTTAGATTTTTACAAACAGGCCTTAAGGCTCAATCACACAGAACTCTCTATATCCCACTTCCTGGAGATAGCGATGGCAACAAGGTTGAGTTTAAGATGGAGCCAATTGAAAATGGTATTCAGGACGGTTCATTTAAAGAATACCGTAAGCAAAATCGTGATGACATCTTAATTGCCCATCAAGTACCTATCTCAAAATTAGGCGGAGCAGACTCTGCAGGTACTGCATCAGCACTTGCCCAAGATCGCACATTTAAAGAACAGGTATCTCGTCCAGCACAAAGACATTTAGAAAAAATTGTAAACAAAATTATTAGAGAAAAGACAGATATTTTAGAACTTAAATTTAATGAGTTGACACTAACTGATGAAATTGCACAGTCTCAAATTCTTGAAAGATATGTAAAAACTCAAGTCATGACTCCAAACGAGGCTCGTGAAATGTTAGATTTGCCACAAAGGTCAGATGGCGATAGTCCATTTGTTATGTCTCCAAGGCAGGCAACTGATGCTAGAGCAAATTTGGCAGGGAATCGTGAAAGAGATTCAGAAAGAACAAATAACAATTCTGATTCATCAACCACCATTGCTGGCCGTAATCCACAGGGTGAAGGTAGATCATCTCAATAGTTGAGAAAACTATATAAAGCAGTGCTATAATTATAACGTTATGTTAACAAACAAGGCTCATTGGGAAACTAAAGGTGACAATGTTCGCCTTTCAATGCCCATCGGAAAGATAGACGTTGAACGCCGTATGGTGTCTGGCTTTGCTACGCTTGACAATGTTGACCGTCAAGGTGATATTGTAACCACAGAGTCTAGTATAGAGGCTTTTAAGAATTTCCGTGGCAATCTTCGTGAAATGCACCAGCCAAGCGCTGTAGGTAAAATTGTTTCTTTTAAAGAAGATAAGTATTTTGATCCAAATGATAAAAAGTTTTATAGCGGAGTCTATGTATCTGC